CGGCAAGGGCATAACCACGAGGTTGACAACCTCGTGTCCTCTTCTTCGTACAGGTTATGAGCCTATAGGCACCATATGCCGTACTGGAAGTACGGGTATTAGTACCCTTACGATCTTTTACTATCCAATTTGAGATAGCTCTAAGATTAGTAAGTAATCTTTACCCAAGGGTCCAATAGAAGCCAGGCACAGTGAGCTGAGTTTTTCATCAGTATCACTGGTAGGGTTTATTGTCACTATAACTGTATAAAACAATGTTAAAGAAAAATAAAAATAAAACTGCCGAAAAGGCCAATTTTACTTGTATTAATAAAACAAAGAATAAGACCTTTATTAAAACAAGTTATAACAGATTTTCTAAAAAAGCAAAACCGAATTATAAACAATATTTTAACAAAGGGGTACTCAATGTGTTATCATTAACACTGCGAGTTATACAGTGGATACCTACAGCATTTTCCAGCTGCGCGGTATCCGTTCCAATGGATTTTAATCACTTTATAGGAAAATGTCATGTCGTGTTAGACACGCGTGGTGTTCCCGGATATATACTTTATTTAAAGAATGTTCGTGGCGCTTTACTTGCAGCCTTGGCAGGCGAACAAGATAAAACAAAAACCTTCAAAGTGAAGTGTTGTTACGATGGTATACCAATGTGCTTAGGACCACTAATAAAAGTAGTCAGAAATTGTATGATTCCAGGGAATTCAAAAGTTCCTCTGCAACTCATAAACACTGTTCTATTTTGTACTAGGGCCCTTTCCGTGGGAAAGGAAGTGAAGTTGAAATCTATTACGGAACCTGCAAAGCAGGGACCTTTTAAGATTACAAAACATCTCCGATCCTTCTGGAAACACATGGGTATGAAAAAACATCGTGCCGATCGCATTCCTAAATGTCTCAGTTTTCGGAATTACCATTTTACTACAAAGTCGGGTCCAAATGGACACGCAATGTGGTCTTCCCTTAATGATTTTGTTCTTCTTTCGAAAGAAAAGAGAGAAAAACTAATCATTTTAGGAGGAGATAAAATGGCAAATAACTTTAAAAAGTTAGACCTTTTGGTTCCCTATTTAAGACAGATGAACTTATTTTCCTTTAATGGAGAGGCGACTCGTAAAATTGTCGGCTTTCCAGATATGGAAGATAAGGTACGGGTTGTGGCAATATTAGACTATTTCAGTCAAACAGTGCTTAAACCTTTGCACATCTACTTATTTAGGA